GGTTATGGTGCAGGAACAGGAACAACAGCAGGACAGGCTTGTCAAATATTATTCAGCATTAAAAGTGATGGTAGTGCGGATGTAACACAAGCAACGGTATCAGCACAGCCTCTTTTGTTAGCACATAGTGGTACTAACTATTGGTGGGGTAGTGGGGTAAATGGTAATTATTGCAGTACACCAGATGCGGCAGCTAATCAAATTACAGGAGATATAGATATTAAAGCAAAAATTAATATTCACTCCACTGCATCATCCCATCAATGGATAATAGAAAAAAGATTAAATACAACTAATGACCAGTCTTACGAAGTTATTATTGACATAGGCGGAAATTTAGCTTTTGGTTATTCAACTGATGGGGTAACTTTTAATTATACCATTAGCAGCTATGCTGTACCAGTATCAACTGATATATGGGTAAGGGCTACAAGAAATGCGACAACAGGCTCCATTGTTTTTTATTCATCAACAGACGGTACAAATTGGACTACTCAACAAACTGTTAGTGGAAGTGCCGGCGCTATTTTTGCAGGAACTGCGACGGTTCAAGTTGGACAAAACCAAGTTAGTAGCGCATATTTTTTCAAAGGCAAAATTTACCGAGCCACCATATCCAACACAATAGGAGGTGCGCCTGTGGTAGATTTCAATCCTGCCACCTACAATGCGGCAACCTCTCAAACGGCATGGACAAGTGCTACTGGTGAAGTATGGACTATTAACACAGGAACAGCAGCAACAGGGTATAAAGGGGTGTTGGTGGATAGAACTATTATGCAAGGGGATGGGGTGGATGACACATTAATCACAGGCACAATGACAAGTTTTGGATCAGCAACCATATACGCATCCATTAACCCAATTAATTTAACAACTAAATATTTATTGGGTGCTGGCCAAGCCGATATAAATATATTATATTATTCAGGGTCTATGAGATATGGTAACACTGGGGCTTATTCGGAGATTATATTTACAGGCGTTCAGGCCAATAAACGAGCTTTATTCACGATGCAAAAAAACGGAACCAGTTCATTAGTGATGTATAATAATGCAAATCAAGTTGCGGGTACAGTAGGAACAACAGCCGCCACCACAATTAAATTATTTGCGCCAAGCGGTAGTTCGTTAATAGGAAATGCTAATTTTCTTACGGCTATATATGCTGGGTTAATTGATTCGCCAGATACAAGAACAGCGGTCTATAATTTATTAAAAACTTTAAACAACGGGGCATTTTAGATTATGATAGACGAAGAACAAATACAATTTCCTCTCTTCTTCCTTTGCTCATCAATGACAATTTGGAAGAACAGAAACAAGAAAGTTGATGACTTTTACGGATGGGATGACGGTGAGGGAAACCAAACTTATTCGCAGCCAATAGAATCTTTAGATGGCATATACTTTTTAGTGGCTTCACAAGAAATAGCAGATGTTGCGGGAGTAAATATTAAAGACTGTGTAACCTACGATACAATTAATTTTAAAAAAACATTATAATGGCAAAAGACATAGCAACATATTGGGGAAGATGGGTGAGTTTGGCAATCGGCATCGTAACCTTATTTGGTTATGTAGTTTCAATTTCGTGGAATCAAGGTAGGGTAATCGAAAAACTTGATAACGTATGTGCAGAGGTAGCAGATGTTAAAAGTAACCAAAGGGTACAAATACAGGCTTTAAGTGCTTTGTTGGTAACACAAGGAACGTCTGAAACTAATCAAAAGAATATTAAGGATATGCAGTTGAAAGTGATAGAGAGATTAGATAAAAATGATATTACTCTTAATATGGTTAACCAAAGACTAAGTAGATTAGAATATAGAGCAGGGATAGCCTTCGTGTGGACTAATAATATTTTAGAAGCAAGTGAACTACCCACCCACGCCATAGGCGATGGGATGGGCTTCAGGAGTCAGCACTTTGACTAACGTCAACAGTTCGTCCTGATTTTTAAGAGTGTGTTCCCCACTCAAATTATTTTTAAGAGCAAATGATTTATGAATTGGATTTCTTGCTTAATTAATTAAATTATATATTTGAATCCATGAAGTTAAATCTAGAAATGCAATTATTTGGTCTGGATGGCCAACCTGCAACACAAACAGAAATCACAGGCTATGATGAGAAGGGTCAAGCTAAAGGAATTAAAGAGGTTCCGCTAACAGTTGGACTTGTTATTCGTCAAGCATTAAACACCATTAAAAAAGACTCTAACCCCTCACTAGAGGACAGTATTAAAAGAGGTAAGTGGGCACTTGCTATCGGCAGGGGTATTTCCCCAGATCTAAAGATAGATGATCAGTCTTACGTTAAGAAATGCGTTAACGAAGCAGGGTTTAATCCTATCATAGTAGCACAAATGGACAACTACTTCGAATCAAAGGGTAAAAGCCTTTTTGAAGAGGATATGCCCGAGCAAGTGGAGGGTTGCTAACCATGAAACGCTTCATTAAGTTTTGGTCACAGATTTGGACACTCCCTTTGGGGTTTTTCCTGTTTTATCTTTCTCCCTACATCATACATTACTTTGATGAAACAGCAGAAACAATGACGATAGGGCAACTGCAGAAAGTTATATTTGTAGTAGCCGGAATACTCGTCATTGATGGCATGGGATGGTTACTTATATCACTTAACTTCCCTGCTTTGTATTCAAAGTATAAGAGGCGGTATAATAATCAGATAGGATTAGATCAATTGACAGCATGGGAGCAAAGAAAATACTTACTATGCTTACTTGCTATATACTTGTTTGTTGGTGCTATACTAGCACTGGCAGCAGCTGTATAGCTTGTAAGAGAGAGTGTGTCATAGACGTTGCCACATCACAACTGGGGGTTCAAGAACTTACAGGTAATAATGATGGGGTGCAAGTCGAGGCATACTTAAAGAGCGTGGGACTAGGGAAGGGTAACCCATACTGTGCCGCTTTTATTGCTTGGGTCAATAAATCGTGTGGTGTGTTTCGAGGTACAGCATGGAGCCCTTCTTGGTTTCCGACAGACAAAATAGTAGTAAATAAACAAATTGGGTGGGATAAGGCCGAACCGGGTGACGTATTCGGCCTTTATTTTGCCAGTAAGAAAAGAATAGCCCATGTAGGGTTAATAAAAGAGATTGGGATAGGTCATATCATCACAATAGAGGCTAACACCTCTCCTTCTGCAACTTCTGGTACGAGTTCTGACAGGGAAGGGGATGGTGTTTGGTCAAAGAGGCGAATGAAAGCAGGGATATATCAAGTAAGTAATTGGATAAAATGACAGAGCAAGCATTAAAAGAGCAGCGATTATCTAATATGAGATGGCTTATAGACACTCGTACCAAGCAAGTTGCAATCATTAATACTGAAAACGTCAAATTGAAGAAAACACTGAAAACACAAAAAATCGTTATATATTCGCTTATAATTATAATTCTATGGCTACTATTTTAAAAAATTGGCACGTTTCCTACGATACGTTGTCGTACCCCAAGTACCTTACATCAGATAGGGCATTTATAAAATTTACTCCCTCCTGCAGATATAATTTAGGTGATGATGATCAACTTGACTGGAATAAACTATTTGGCTTTTCAACACAACTGCTACCCAGTGAAGGAATAAGACCCTCCCACTGCAATTCGGTTAGATTCGGGTGGAGATATAACAAAGAAGCGGACCGCATAGAGGTGTGTGCTTACTACTACATAAACAAAGTACGGCACTATGCAGAAAATAGTGGGGGTAAAATAGCTTCGTTAGAAATTGATAAAACTTATTTCTTCGAAATCATCCCCAATAATGCGGGAGGATATTTGCTTTTGGTTTCAGATAACCATGGAGTATCATATTTCAATGAAGCGGTGGAAGTAAAGCAATCAATTTTCGGGTGGCATCTATGTTTCTTTTTCGGAGGCAATGAATCTGCACCACAAAAAATAACAGCTATAATGGAGAGATTCTAATGAGAAGTGTGATATTTATACTAATGGTGGTTTTCGCTAGTTCTTGCGTAACCAAACAGGCGTGTGAGAGAAAGTTTCCTGCACAATCAAAAGATAGTACTGTTATAAAAGACAGTTTTGTCATCAAGATAATAATCAAAGATTCGGTTGCTATCCGAGATTCGATAGTTATTCACGAAGGAGCATCCGGCAAAGACAGCGTACCGTGTAATGAGAACTCTAAGACTGTTATCAAAAGAGGTGGAGATGAATTTGTCATACAGGTAAGGAACGGAAAAGTATATTTTAGTTATGATCTAAAAGCAACAACAGAGAGATATCAGAGTATTATCAGAGAGAAAGACAAAGAAATTGAACAAGCTAAAAGCAATGTCCAGGTAAAGGAAAAAGTTATTACCGTCACGAAAGAGGTATTGTATATACCCTGGTGGGTAAAGATATTGGCGTGGATAGGGGCTATTGCGATGGTGGTGTTGTTAGTAAGGTTATTGATATTTTATTTCTTTAGGAAGTGAGCGAGATAGACTTAGATAGTTTGGACTGGAGTAAGATGGTTGCCAACACATACCGGTTGCAGCCACGTCAAGATGCAAGAGATTTATTTCCGATAATCTTTGCATACAAGGAATTTCACGAAAAACTACACGACATTGATACCCTAAAAGTATTAAAATACATACCGCTTGTTTACGATAAAAACTCTCCTTTACACAAAGAATATCCCGAACTAAATAAGTTAAAGATAAAAGCAGCCGACATAGCAGGGTTTATCAGACAGGATAATGGCAAGTTTCTGAGCAATGTAGAAGAGATGCTGGACGGTTCAAATGAGATAGTAAATAAGATGATTATCCGCTATTGTCTGCTCCAGAAATCGGCACTATATACAAGGTATGTTGTACTTAATGAAGTATATGCAAGGGAGATAAATGGATTATTGCAGGGGAAGAAAAGTAAGATAGAGGAATTTACTAAGATAGCAGATGAGTTAGACAATGTAAGACAGCAACTTCTCAGTAAAGATACTTCGGAAAAGTTAAAAACCGACTTCGAGAAATTTTACTTCGATGACCAGCTAAAGTTAAGGCCAGAGGATATAGCATACGCACTTAAAAAGAAAATCGATCCGGTACCCGTACCCGAAAAAAAAAAGCCAATTCGCGCAAGCTCGCAACTCGTAACAAAGTACGAAAGTGAAGATGAGTATTGTGTCCTCAATGAAGATAAGTCTTTACACCCTATTTATATAAAACTACCACAGTGCCCAGATAGGACGTTAGTGGAGGGTTATGGCAAAAAAAAAGAAGATCAGAAATTCAACTATGCCGAGATACCCTTAAGACTTGAAAAAATCATTGAGAAAAGTGAGACGATAGATGGCATTTGGGAGTTTCTCGAAAACAACTACATGGCTTATATCGAGGAAATCAAATGGATACAGGAGCAGTGGTATTATTTACTCAACGGATATTGGTTTTACAACTTCGGTAAACCCACATATATTGATGGGTGGCACTATGGATATTTGAATTTTTGGCAGTTTGCGGGAGGTATAAGGCCGGAATACAGAGATAGAGATAGGAAACAGTACCATGGACTAAGATATGCCTATACAACGACATTAGTGCCCGAAGTAACGGCAGATGGAAGATTTGTTTATGAAGATGATGATAAACGAATACTAAAGATGAATAATGTTGGCCGGAGGGTATTCATGGGATATACCGGACCAAAACACAGAAGAGCGGGAGACTCGAACAAGTTTTTATGTGCATTGTATTTTGAGACAATAACACGAACAGGGGCGAACTCGGGTATAATATCAATGACGGGAGATCATGCTAAGAAGAAACTGTTTGATGAGATATTAGTATCCGGATGGCAACAGATGATATTTATCTTTAAGCCAAGAACAACGGCCAATGAAAACCCCGATAAAGAGATAAAGTTCATACAGAGGAAACAGGCAACAAGTGCCAGGATAACACAGCAGCTAAAATCTAAAATGGACTACTCGCCAACGAGCGCGAGCAACTATTATGACGGAGGAAAATCATTTTGGTTGCTTGTCGATGAGACAGGAAAGACAGTAGAGAACGAACCATTTGAACGACATCAGCAGTTAAAAGAGTGTATGTCGCAGGGAGCGGGTATCAAGATAGGTGGATTTATGGGCTATCCTTCCACGGTAGGAGAAATGAAAGGGATAGGAGGCTCGGGGTATTTCCGTATCTGCCAGAACTCTAAATTTGAAAAGAGAGATATTGCCGGACAGACAAATACAGGACTTATGCTTATATACATGAGTGCGTATGAGGGACTGGAGGGATTTGTAGATGAGTATGGTTATAGCGTAATAGAGAAGCCAACGCCACGTCAAGAGGCATTTATAGGTAAGAATTTCGGGTCTAAAGAATTTATAAAGAATAAGCGGCAACACTATTTAGACATAAACGATTTTGATGGCTATAACGAATTCGTAAGGCTGTTTCCGGTTGAGTATCTTGAATGTTTCAGAACAGAAGATGGAGACATTGGCTTTAATACAAAGATACTTAACGAAAGGCTTGACGAACTAGCATTAATAGAGCATGAGTTTATAAGAGTAGGCTACTTTGAATTTGAGGGAGAGAAATATAACTCTAAAGTAAAGTGGATAGATAATCCTAAAGGACGATTTAAGATTTCACAAAAACTACACGATACACAATCAAATCAATATACGATAGGCTTTGTAAATGGGGAGATGCAGAGATTTCCGAAAAACCCAAGACATACACTAAGTTGTGATCCATTTAAGCAGGAGAAAGTAAGAAGTGGCAGAATGAGTGATGGGGGTATAGCCGTGTTCTATGACTATGATCAAGAGGTTGATGAGGGTGTTGATGTACATAACTGGAAAAGTCATAGATTTGTATTAACATATCGTTATCGCCATTTAAAAACGGCAGCTTTTTATGATGATGTGATTATGGCCGCACAGTACTTTAATGCTCTGGTGTATCCGGAGATAAACGTGGCAGATATAATCAGGCACTTCGAGGAGGCGGGGTTTGCAGGTTATTTCAAATATGATATTGACAGGATTACTGGCAAATACAAGGCAACACCGGGCTTCATAACACAGGGCAAGGAGAAGCAGAATTTGTTCAATAGTCAGCGAGATTATATCGAAGTCCATGGTCACAGAGAAAGGCACTCAGATTATCTGTTTGAGTGTAAGGAAATACAGAGCATGGAGGAATTGACAGACTTCGACTTATTCACGGCAACTGGAGGGTGTTTACTGGGCACACGGAATAAAATGGCCAGAATAATAAAACTCCGTCAGCAGCCGATGTCACTATCGAAAATGTATTCAAAGAAAAGATATAGATAACAATGGGCGACAAAAATTATGTACCTGATTCAATCTTTAAAGGTGTTTCAGAAAAATATTCAGACTACAAAAACGGAAGTTACTTTCCGTCAGACGATATTGATCCAGATGAAAAAAATGGCGCATGGTGTTTAGCGTGGGCGCAAGCACTTTGGGGATTGTTTCTTAATGGGTCCTGCTACACATCACTAGCAGATAACCAAGAGATAAAACTAATGAGAGCATACGGAGCGGGACAGCAGCCAAAAGAGATATACATGGATTGGCTATTGGGAGACCTGTCAGATAATCCACTAAGAGAGGGATATCTTGCAACCAACTGGGAGATATTCTCACCTATGCCGAAGTACAAGAGGATTATAATGGCAAGATTTGGTATGCAGGAGTACGATTACTCAGCAACGGCAATTGATCCTTTCAGCGTAAACGAAAGAGAGGATAAGATATGGGAGACGTGGTATAACAGTCTGTATGGAGAGAAAGAGGCAGAGATAATGAACATTATCGGGTTGCCACAGGGATCAGAGTCGCAGTACACAGCAAAGTCACTCGAAGAACTAGAGATGTTTAACGAGATGGGAGGGTTTAAACTAAAGAAAGAAGCAACCATTGAAGCACTGTTAGAACTAACGGATTATTTAAGTGATATGCCGCACATTAAGGATAAGGTTATAAATGACCTAATTGACTTAAATAGACTGGCTATGAGAGATTATTACGATACAAGTACCTGCACGATGAGAGCGGAGTATGTAGATTGGGAGAGGTTGATAATTGACTACAGCAGCGAAACAGATTTCAAAGACATAAGATTTTGGGCATATTTAAAATTTGCAACTGTAAATGATATTCGCGTACAAACAGGATTAACAGAATCGGAATTATTAAAATTAGCATCTCCATACTTAGGTATGTACGGCAACATGAACTCGGACATATTTAATAACTATGCAAGCAAGGGGTTTAAGGACGTAAACGGCAATATTGTGTATAACAATTTAAGAGTGCCGTATCTAATGTGTGAGTGGTTAAGCACAGATACAACCTATAAAACGGTAAAAAATGGCAAGTACTATCCACAGGAAAGAGGAAAAATTATCAACACCAAGAACAAGAAAACAGACATTACAAACATTAATAATGTTTACACTTGCAATTGGATAATAGGATCAACATTTGTATGGAACGATGGGCCACAATTAAACATAGCTAGGCCGAACATAAAAAACCCTCGACTTAGCATCCACGCCATTGCATTGCCGGGTAAAAGCATTACAAAGACAATTGTGCCAAATCTTGACCAGATACAGTTGACAAGTGTAAAGCTACAAAATGCGATGGCAGTAGCGAAGCCACAAGGATTGAAGATTGAAATTGGGTCGCTGAGTAATATTGACTTAGGAGATGGAGAGTTGACACCAATAGAGTTGATAAAAATAGCAAGACAAACGGGTGATGTACTCTACAGGGCAACAACTCATGCTGGACAATACACAGGACAAGCAAATCCAATTGATATAAGTCAGGGAGGATTGGGAGGACTGCTAAATGAATTCGTTCAGAACTTTGAGTTGAACTTCCAATTTATTGCGGAACTTACAGGAATTGATAGGTTAAGTGCGGCAAGCCCAAGGGGAGGAGAAACAACAGCGACAGCCTCAAAGCTGGCAGTAGCAGCAACAACAGATGCGTTACAACCACTATACACGTCTTATGTAAGGGGAAAAGAAGATATGGCGATTTGTGTTGCAGACAAAATACAGAGGATAATAAGACATAAACCAGAGGCATACGAAGCATATAAAGATGTTATTGGCAGCATAGGGATAAAAACCTTAGAGATAGCAGCAGATGTGGGATTGGCACGGTTTGGCATTAAGATAGAAATTAAGCCAACAGAAGATATAAAGCAAATGGCAATACAGGCCGCGACAGAAGCATTAAAGCCGGGCAAAGATGGAGAGAAGATAAATATTGTAGATTGGTCGTTCTTTATGGAGCTAATACGGAGAGGCAGAGTAAAACACGCACAGGCGTTAATGGGATACAGGCTAAATGTTTCGAGAGAAGAGAGCATAAAGCGACAGGAAGATAATATGCGAATGAACGGAGAGAACATGGTACGTCAGGAGCAGGAGAAGAGAAAGACATTGGAGATGGAATTGACGATGAAGGGGCAGATAGAGATACGAAAAGAGGCTGTTATAGCATTGTTAAAGATGCAGGTGGAGGATAATTCAGCTATGAATAAACTGAAGCAAGACATGATAATGATGTATATGCAACCAGAAGGAGGGGGGCAAGATCAAGCAGCGCAGCAGCCGCAAGCACAACCACCAGAAGCTAAAATCGAAAGTAATACTTTAGATCCGATGGCGTAATAATTTGGAAAGTAAAAAAATAATATAACTTTGCGTAATCATGACAGATACAGCAGATTTCTTAAAAGACATAGGGGCGGTTTCCGATGGAAGCCAGAACCCACCAGCAGGTGATCCACCTGCACCACCTGCGGGGAACGAGCCACCTGCACCTGTACCAGTATATAAACCAAATGAAATATTTGGTGATGACTATCAAGACTGGGAGAAGGTAAAGACGGAGATTCCGGCTAAACTTCAAAGATTCTCCGACATGGAGAAGCAACTCGAATCGTTAAAGAGCATTGAATATGCTGATACCGATGTTGAGGGTTACAACCAATGGATTAAAAGCACAGGGGTGAAGAGTTACTCTGCGTATGACAGGTTCAAAAATTCCGACAGTTTGGATGGAGTTGATGCACTTGTAGCAAAGCAGCTAATTGAAAATCCTGAGTTAATTGGTTCAGAGGACAGGCTAAGGGCGAAACTCTTAGCCGACTACAAACTTGATCCCGAACTTTTCAGTGCAGAAGAAGTGAAGTTTAACACCATTCAAGCCAAAAAAGATTTCGAGTCAGCAAAATCGTTTCTTACAGGTATAAAGGACAAGATGAAGGTTATTCCATCCGATCCCGAAGCGAAGAAAGAAGCAAGTAAAAAGAAGCATGAAGCGTGGTTGGGTCAGATAGGCAAATCGTTAGAGGCATTTGATAAAATGTCAATTCCGGTAGCTGGTGCTGAAAACAAAATCGAAACTCTGAGTGATTATGCAGTTAAGCCTGAGATAAAGCAGAGAATCGTTGAATCACTTGCTCATACTTTTAGCGGAGTAGAGATGAATGAAGAAAATGCAAAATACATTGAGCCTCAATTCGTGAGACAATTTGTATATGAGAATCTTCCTTATATCATCAAACACGCAACCGACATCAAAGAAGCGCAACTCAGAAAAGAATACGATGAGCGTTATGGTGGAGGTCTGACACCAAAATCTCCAGGTGGTGGTTCCGGTACTGGCGACAAAGATCAACTTCAAGAACTCTTTGATAAACACCGAACTTAAAATTTAATAAGAGAAAAACGTGAAAAATATAGTAAAAATACTAAGTACAATATTGTTTATATACGGTATTGTATTAATGTTCACTGGAAGCAGTGAGGGAGCCGTTCTTGCGATGGCAGCAACAGGCGGAGCGATAACAGAAGGATATGTATCCGGATTTGACCTTAATATGCGTAAAGTTTACCCTGAACTCGTAAAGAGATATGGCGATCAAGGCGCAGAATTTATAGGTATGATAATGGCAATGGGCTGGGATAGTACATCAGACGTACAGACTATCGAACACTTTGAAGATGACTGGATTTGGGATAATTTCAAAGCGACTTGTACAACAGGTGGAGCAGGCGTAGCAGTTGCAGTAACAGTAGATGCAAGCTCAATGGATGAGGATGGAAATTTCTTCCCGGGAGTAAAGGACATAATTGAATTTCCCAATAGAGATTCTAATGGTGATCCAATTCAAGGATATATTACATCAATAACAGGAGCAGCGTTAACGGTAAAACCACTAAAAGCAGCTTGGGCAATTCCAACACTTTCAACAGCAACAGAACTTATCGTTATCACAAATGGTAATAGTGAGGGTTCTGGTCAACCCGGTCCAAAAAGACGTGGGGCATACAAGTACACTAACAAATTCGCAATTGGTAAAGCAAGTGTTGAAGTTACAGGAAGTGAAATGACAGATCGTTCATGGATACAGGAATACGATGGTAAATCAGTAAATTCATGGTATGATATTGCAACAAACATGGACTTAGACTACAGCATGATGCAGAACATTCAAGGAGGATTCTTGGGTGGTCAGGAAATTGACAATAGCGTAAACGATCCAGATAACGACAAGGCCGTAAAATGGACAAAAGGTTTGTTCCCAACAGTAAATGAAGTTGGTATTCAACATCCTTACAGTACATTTGGTGTCGCTGATTTTGATGAAATTGAACGTCAGTTGAGCCGTGTTTATGCAGGTACATATACTTGTGCCATGTTAGGCATTGAAGTTGACATAGCAGTTGAAAATGCGTTAAAAACATACTTTAACTTTACCAATATTGACTTCATAACCAAGCAAGGAAATCAAATGTTCTTCAAAGGTGACGAAGGTCTTTCTGCTTCGGTAGGATTTAGTTACTTCCAGAAAGCAAAGAGAAACTTCGCATTAAAGCGTTTTAGCACATTACACAATCCTAAAACATACGGAGCAGGTGGTTTTGACTATGTAAACAGGGCACTTATGTTCCCATTACGTTCAAATAACATAGATGTTAAAACAAAGAAAGCAATACCTGCAATAAGAGTTGTTTATAAGGCATTGAATGGCTACAACAGAAAAATGGAAGTGTTCCAAACCGGTTCGGCAAATGCAGCCAAGTGGGGCGTTACCAATGATGTTGATAATCGTTTGTTCCACCAACGCTGCGAATACGGATTCGAAGGCTTTGCTTGTAATCAAATGGTAAACATTTATAAACCATAATTTATTTAATTTCAAAATGGGGGTGTCGATGACATCCCCTTAATTTTATAACAATGTTATATAAAAATGATGAGCCGCATACTTTGACGGCAAAAGAAAAAGAAAGCGTTTTAAAATTTGTTGGGAAGTATCCCGCAGTTATTAAATTTACGGATGCGGCATATTCCGTTCATCCAGACGGAAAGAAACGTAGGCCGTACAGTGTTAATCTTCCGTTAGAAGAAGTAATCTTCACAGAAAATATTGGTTCTGTCAAATGGAACTACTGTGAGAGTCCTCCTAAAATGGATAAGATAACGCAAGAGTGGACGTATCCACGAAAGACAATGCCTATGTATGGGCAGTTTGTAATCGGTTCAGAGAAGATTGATTTAATTTGGTTTTTCATCAACGTATCCTCCCTAAGAGAATTGAGGGATGATGAAACGAACAGAATCCAAGTTAGTCGTCCATTGTTTAAGATCGAGAACAAGCGGATAGAAGCAGCTAAGAAGAGCGAGGGCTATCAATTACAGGCGCGAGTATATGAGTTAGTGTGGGGACCATCGGCAGAGCGAGAGAGATTAGAATCTTACGCTTATGCGCTAGGAATTGGTTTTGGAAAAACAGATACAGACCAAGAGATTCAGGTCGCGGTATTTGGCAAAATAAATTCTGAGAAAGACGGAGCCGCAAGGTTTTTAAAACTCATTAATGACGAGAGAAAGTTTGAGTTACTGTCGATTGTAAAGAAAGCGATTGCTAACGACATTATTAAGTACCATGAACAGTCTTTGTCGTGGAACTTAGTTGACGGCAAAAAGCAGAGAGGGCAGGAGATATGTAAACAGATAGGGGGAATGACAGCAGAGGATAGCATTATATCAGCAATAGAGAGAGATAAGTCAATACTACTTATGTTGGGCGAAGTGGAACAGATTTAGTTTGAGTTAATTTCTTTAAAGCATTAGTAAAGGCTACTCTGAAGGGGTGGCCTTTGTTTTATAATAAGAAGTTGTAAATTTGAACAAAATAGAGATATGATACCATCAATTCAAACAACCTTTCAGTTAGCAGCAGCTAAGCTAAGTGCGAAAGTACAGGACATATTTAATTACACCACCCTTATATATGGAGAAGCCTATGGTAACGTCAAGGCTAAAAAGGGGAATACAATATTCCATGAGAATACAAGCTGGGTAACACCGGACATAACATTAGCAAGTACGACAATCGTAGAGATTGACTTACCGCTAAATGATGACGGATTAACGGTACAACAAGGTGGATATGAGTTTATATACAGCGTTGAGTTAGTTGACCAGTTATTATATGGGACGGATTATATTGGATGTACCGCAAGTGCATCACCGATAACAGAAGTCTATCTTAACGCACCAGACCCCAATATTGCGGCAGCAGTAACAGAGTTGCTTGCAACACTATCAAATGTAAGAATTGTTGTTTATGATAGTTCGAATAATGAATTAGGAGAAGCATTTGTAATAGGGGCAACAGATGAAATTATCTATTGTACAGAAATTGATTATACTGGGACTATTGGTTATTTTAAAATTCTAGGCACTAATATTTACTCAAAGACATTTGCTTATGATTTTAGCACTGACGTGCCGGAGGCGGAGATATGTGTAGAGGTAGATTGTTACAGAGCGCAGTTGACGGCATACGACAGAACTGTTTATCCTTCTGACTTAAGCGGAGAGGCTACAAGAGTATTAAAAATACAATATCCAAGACTTTCAACAGGATCAGCAGTTCATGCTCCTGCAACAACATCAAGTTCGGCATTAACGATTGGCCCAAATCTATATTCGGGAACCTTTACAACAACAGTAACGACAGAGATAGCATGGGCGTATAGTGACGGTCTTAATGTAACGGCAACGGTAATCGGTTACAATGAAGTAAACGTACAGTGCGATGCAGGACTTTGTTGTGCTTACAGCTGCATAAAGAATTTCTTTGACAGGTACAAAGAGGCAATAAGGGTAGGTAGTAGGAGTATTGAGGCATTGAAAGAGCAGAACTTCATGATATCGAAGTATGTTGAGTTGTATAATATTGCCGTAGGATGCAGAAACACAACAGATGCAACGACAATAATTACGGAGTTAAAAGCCTATATGCAAGCAAAGAGTGCTGACTGTGGGCAGTTGAGCGATTGCTGTGGTGAGCAGAATGAGCCAACGATAATTTATCCATTATTTTCAGCAGAATAAAATATGAATATCTGGGATGTATTTGAGTTCAATAATGCCAGACTGAATAAAGACCAGTCAGGGCGTTCATTGACTCCCGAACAGTTTAATATAGTAGCGCAAATAATCAGTTTTGAGTACTTCAAACTAAAGATAGGTTTGCCGGAATTATACAGACCAGGACTTCCGATTGCTCCTCAACAATGGCAAGTAGGACAGAAGATAACTGATGACTGCCGACATTTATTGACATGGATGGGAGGACCGGACAAGGCACTGATGAGTATGGATAAGTGGGGGGTAGCGAATGTGCCAACGGACTATATTGCATTTTCAAGCTGTTATGCTGACGAAGTGAAAAATGGAGTATTGAAGCCACGAACAATAGATTTTTTGGGTGACGACAAGTGGGCAAACAGAGTTAGTTCCCCAATAAAGTCACCGACAAAGAAATATCCGATAGCTAAGTGGATAGGATCGCAAATACAGTTTGCTCCGGCAGACATGAGATATGTTCATTTCACTTATCTAAGAGAACCAGTAAAACCAGTTTTAGCATATACCTATGACGGCAACAACGATATAGTATATGACGAAGATAATAGTGTTCAATTTGATTGGCCACAAATTTGTTTGTCAGACATTGCCAATATGATATTCGAGATACAATCGACAAATATTAGCGACCAGTTAAAAATTCAATTAGCACAAGCTCGTAAAGCACAAGGAGTATGATAAAGGAGAAATTAATTGAATTAGTACAATTAAATCTTGCAGGTGGCGACACGTCAGAAGAGACGGGCAGCAAGTATGACATACGAGAAATTGAGTTGTATGTAGGCATGGTGTATGATGATCTTATTATGCAAGCGTATATAGAGGGGCGTAAGACAGGTGATTTTTCTTTTCTTGACGATTATGCCGCTCCATTCAAAGTAAGCGTTTTAAATGATGAGGATCGAGATGAGAGATATATTGTTTTACCTGTTAATCCTGTTACATTACCCGATCAGGCAAGTATAAGATTAATCAGTCCGTATAAAAACCAGAATTTCAGTTTTAACCCAATGGAGAGTAATAGTTCGGGAGTATGGGATGAGTTAGACGTGGATATAGTTGATACACGACCAAGTTACTATGTAGAGGGCTTAAATGTATATTTTGACGACAGATTAGCTGCAGATGAGTTAATGGTGAAGTTGGTGCAGCCGTTTAGTAACATACCGGACAGCAGTGAAGTGTATGTACCGGGAGGAAAGAACACAATAATATTTGACAAGGTGAAGGAGATGTTGGCATCGAAGAATCAGTTTCCTCGTCAAGACATAGATAATCAAACATCAAAACAAGTATAACATGGCAAAGACAGTTAAAGCGGCTGTTAAGACGGCAGTTAAAAAAGCGAAAGAAGTAATTATTAAGAAACCCAAAGAAGTAGTAGAGGAAGAGATATCGCAAGAAGAAGTTGAAGTAGTTGGGCACTTTATTACCGAACCAAAAGAAGAGCAAAGTGGCATTGACTGGGATGCGGTTGATTTTCGCAAGAAAAAAGAGCAAGAACTAAGAAGAAGATAATATGACGATAGGCAATCAAGTTGGAGGCATGGTTAATTTACGGTACATTGTCCGTAATTACCAGAACGAAATTGGCGATTACAGCAATACGCAATTCAAGCGATTGATGCAAATTGCCATTGATGGCTTAACTCACTTAAGAATCTATCATCAGGCCGCAATTGAAGTTGTTTATTTAACGATAAACGAAGCAGGTATTGCAGTGCTTCCACCAACGTATATTGATTACATAAAAGTCGGCATGACGGTTTCCGGTAGCAATGATTTATACATACTGGGAATAAATCCAAGGATGGCATTAAACAGGGCGCAGGAGTGCGGAGAAGATATAAGGGTGATGAGTACTGCAGGAGTTGGCATTTCGGATGGTTATTTTTTCACACCACACGAGAGAAACGGAAGTTATGTCCCAACACTATATGGTATTGGAGGTGGGTTTGCTCGTGCATACTTTAAGATTGACAAAGAGGCGGGGCAAATACAATTTGACGGATCAATACCAAATGGTGAGATTGTCCTTGAATTTAAGAGCACAGGAGTTGGGCCGGGCACAGTTGTAAACCGTGTTTGTATTAAGCCAATAAAAGACTGGATGGGGTACCACAGCATCAAGCGAAATCTGACAATACCTATGAATCAAAAGCAATTGATGAAGCAGGATTTAGAAGAGTCGATTAAAGAACTGAGGGCTTTCAACCAGAAGTTTACCATGAGAGAGTACATGGATACGTTATACCGAAGTAAAAAACAAACACCTAAGCCATAATGAAGCAGACACTACCATTTACAGGGAGGCTTGACCAAGATACTGAGCCAAGATATTTAAAGCCTGGTAAGTATAGGAGTGCGTGGAACGCAAGGGTAGGAACATCAAATGAGGGTAATGAAGGAGCATTAGAGAGTGTAGTTAGTACAATAAAAAGGACGGCAACACTTCCTGCAGGAACAAATACCTGTATCGGGCAATGTCAGGACATAAAGAACAGTTCGATTATTTACTGCATTCATAATAGCAATGGAAACCATAGAATAATCCGATTTAACACAATAACAAAGGGCACATCACATATACTTCCGATTGTATGGGACGTAACAGTATTAAACTGGACGGTAGCGGGTCGGTTGTGGAATATGAGGATAGTTGAGACCGGCATTGATAACGGACAACTAATGTTTTTCACAGACGGTAATAATCAGCCGAGAAGAATAAATCTGAATATCGCAACGCAGCGAACATTATTCTATACCCTAACAGAAGATGATATTAGTGTAATTAAAAAAACACCAAACTTAGCCCCTTTAATAGAATTTGATACTATTGCAGGAAAAAGTAATGCAATAAAAAACGCAAATTTCCAATTTCGTTATCGCTGGGTTTATGAAAATGGGGAAATATCATCATCAGGGCCAATATCTGAAATATCACTTGCTCCGCAAGACGGAACAGAATATAACACAATTAAGGTAACATTTAATTCCGGCAAAAGGGGCGTTTTAAAATCTGAAATAATGGTCAGGGTCGGGAATGGTTCTACTGAGACTGGCACTATAAATCCTGAGTGGTATATTTTTAATACATGGATAAAAGGCTCTTTACAACACGACACTAATTATACTATTAATTTCAATAATGATGAAGTATTTAAATCCGTAAGCAGAATTGATACTAATAAGATTTTTGATACCGTACCCCAATTAGCAGGGGCGCAAGAAATAATAGAAAGCAATCAGATAATTTACGCAGATATAACAGAGGGGTATGACAATATTAAAACAGATGTTAGTTATCAAATTTTATATGAAAAAACGGGACTAAATAAATTTACTTCCTTTGTGGGTGAGGATGCAAAATATACTTTTTATGTTTTTCCTAATTTTTTACCGAGCATTGGAGACATTTTATATGTAGAGATAGAGGATGAGAGTTATGGACATTTAATAACTCAATCATTTGTCATAGATTATATACCAACAAGTGCATTAATAGCGAATAGTCTGGCTGAAATGCTTAGGGTAAACAATAAAATAGCGACCGTAGGAGTAGCAACAAATCCTGCACCGATATTTACAAATATAGTTAGACCCGCAATATGCTATTGGAAACCAAAAAACTATGCTAAAACAATTCAAATAGTTGATTGGGAAAAAATAGGAGACCAAAACTTAAATACATCCGGTGATACCAAAATAACCTTCCAAAAAACAATAGTTAATGGAGTATTAAGGGTAAACGATAGTGATTTTATCTTACAAGGGGATAGAGCATTAACTGTTAATTATCAATTTGATATATATATTAGAATAGATAATCCACATCCGCCAGCGACTAATGCGGTTTATCTATATAATGTAGATGATAGTAAATACATTATATTTAAACAAATTGCGTATGGTACGGGTATAAGTACATTATTAGTGACATTTAATTTATCGGGAGAATCATTAATAGGGAAGAAAATAGCAATAGCGATAGGGTTGGGTGTAAGTGGGCAGAAGATACTATCGGGAGCGACATTAAAAATAAATACCATTAATACAGGAGATTATATTGCAACAGGGCTTAAATCAGGGGCAACCCATAAGTGGGGAATAGTGTATTTTGATGAATATATGCGAAATGGTGGGGTACAAAAAACCAATGAAGTATATGTTCCATTTCCTACGGAAAGAGCATGGTGGCACAGTCCATATAACTTTAGGGGAGAGGGAACAGGGTATATTCCTTATGTAGAATGGAGCATAAAACACAGACCCCCAATCTGGGCAAAATATTGGACATGGGCGTATGATGGTTCAAGTGTTCAGAATTATGCTCAATTTATAGCACTAATAGACGATCTTTCAAAAGATATTGGACCGGGTACAATTAAAATAAGTCCGATAAATCTCTCTTATTATAAATATATTTACAGGGCATTTTCAGTTGGAGACAAAATCAGGTTATTGTTTAAGAAAGATTCTCCCGTAGGTGAGGAAAATAGAATTATATCAACAATAACAACATCATTTGATAGTCTTATAGATGGATTAATTACCGCCATATCAGAGGATTATATAGAGTGTGAAACAAATGATGGGGCAATAAACATAAGTACTATTAATGGGGCGACAGTAGAAATATATTCATTAACAAAGGCAGAATTATATTTTGAAACCACAAGTTATTTCGCATTAGATGATGTGGGTAATGTTAAAACAATTTATGAAGTAGGAAATTGGGGGCAACCGACAAGATACCATAGAGGAGCCAGTCAGAATCAGGATGCAAACAATCCAATTACTATACCGGCCAAAGGATTTTTAAAGGGCAATGCATATTTTCGATATATTCCACAAGCGATAGATGCAAAAGCAAAAGTTCCTTCAATGCCAATTATCACTGAATCAAATTCTATATCCTACAATTACGAATCAAACTATTGGGATAAGGGAAGAGTACAAGTAGAAACGCCAAATCAAAAACAGCAGAGAATACCATATCTGTTAAGGTGGGGAGGGAAGCTATTTCAGACAAGCCAGATAAACAACATGAGTTCCTTTGATAGTGGAAACTACAAAGTATTGAGTGCAAAGTTTGGCGCAGTAACGGCCATGCGAGAGAGGGGCTATACGCTAAAGATAATCCAAGAGTCAAATATTTCATCAGCCTTTATCGGAAGGAGAGAGATACAAAATGCAGACGGCAGCACACAGTTGGTAGTGACGGACAGCTTAATCGGCACAGTAAACCCAAGCGAATATGGATATGGTACTAAGTATCCCGGCAGTGTAGTTCTGTATAACAACAAGATATACTTTGTTGACACGATAAAAGGCGTTGTCATAAGGGATGCAGAAAACACTCCATTCCCTATATCGGATTATGGCATGAGCAAGTACTGGAGAGCAGAGTGCGATTTGATAGAATCAGCAAGTGCAGTTATAGTTGCGGGATTTAACAAACAGGAGAATAGTTTGTATATCACATGGTTTAACGGAGGCAAGACAATTAGTTTCTATGAACCAGAGAGGCAGAATGAAGAAGCTGGATGGGTAGCGAATCACAACTTTGCAAAAGCCGGAAGTTCTGTAGAGATGATGGCCTGGATAGGTAAGACATTTACTACATTTATTGGAGGAGAGTTATATGAGCACAATGTAGGCACTAATTACTTGCAGATGTTTGGGGAGCAGAAAACTTTATCGGTTACTTCTGTATTCAACCCCGAGCCAAATAAGGTGAAAGTATTTTTAGCGCACAGTATTCATGCCAATATCTATGCGCTTAAAACGATATTAACTTGTCCTGTAACGGAGATGTTCCCAGTTGGGATGAGGACAATCCTCGTGAACAACAATTACAAGTTGAAAGAAGGTGTTTACTATGCAGCATTAAAGAAAGACGGATATACAAAAGGCCCATATTCTGATACAGATGCGAATTTCCGGAAGATGCTAATAAGTGGAAGAGAGATGAGGGGACACGTTATTTTTGCGGAAATAACTTATGCAGACAGTAAATTGTTTGTATTGTTTACAAATGAAATGGAATTTATAAACTCTGAGGAATCATGACAAACATAAAGGCAACAACCAGGTTTACATACGGAACGATGAGTGAATCACGGTTGGAGAAGGCTGTTATGAGGTGGATAGGTGCAACGGATAATGTACCTGTAAACATGAGATTTTACATACAGTGGAAGTTTAATGAGCAGGGGGTTGCAGTTGGAGCATCAGTGAGGGTAGTAAGGGGAAATGTATTGTGTGGCGAATATAACCCATTTGGGAGTTTATCATTGCAGTATATTATAGATCATTCTACCTGTAGTGAAAGTAGTAGCGATAGTGGCGAGGAGTTAAAGACTAAGCCATTGACGTATTTTGAGGACGATTATATTGAGGACGATTATTTCGAAGTATTATGACATGGACATACGAACCTTTAGATTTAGAAAAGCGTGACGAACAAAGTAATGCTTTAACGTGGCCACAGGGCGATATGAACTGGACAAAGATTGAAAATTACTTCAATGCGATGGGAGAACAATTGCAATCAATCATAAATAATAATTTGCCGGCAACTGGAGACATTAAACTATTCGGAGGTAATGTTGTTCCGGATGGGTGGTTAAAATGCGATGGTAGCTTATTGGTAGCCGCAGCAGGTTACGAGGATTTATATGCAGTGATAGGGACGGCATTTGGCAGTGGAGGAGTAGGGACATTTAAACTGCCGGATTTACAAGGACGAGTTCCAATAGGTGCGGGATTTGGAGCAGGGCTAACGCCAAGGACACTAGGGAAAATATATGGTGCAGAGACAAATGGGCATTCGCATACCATAACGGTACAATCGGGAGGTCCAATTGGCATCAACAATGTTTATAACACTGCATCAGTAGAATTATTATACACACCAACAGGGGCGGTTGCAATTGATCCAGTAACACCAACAGGGGCAGTAAGTGTTGATTCAACTACAATAGAGGCAGATTTTAGCAACATAGCTAACCACACGGATACAATTCAAGATTCGGGGCACTTGCATACTGTTACGCTAACTTGTGTTGATGCAGCATCGGGGGCAGAACCTGGATGGGCGAGTTGTAATAATGGAGACCCAATAGACACATCAACAACGGTAGTAAGCATTGATTTAGACCTTGCACATTCAGGAACGCAAGATTTAAGTCATGACCACGGAGCAACATTTACTGGAAATGAGATAGTGATAAATGGAGGATTCACAGGAGAAGAGGTTGATTTATCACATACTCACGAATGGAATTTAGTAATTACAGCACTGCAATTTGCACATACACATACAGCAAGTGAAACAACGGCAACAGTTCCGTTAATACAGCCATGTACGACAGTTACTTATCTGATTAAGACATGATATACTTTATAGCTTTTACATATGGCAAGAATAAGGTATCGAACATAGAGGTCGATATTAAGGGGAAAACTTCTATTACAGCGATAAATGATATTAAAGTGATAGAAAAGTACATTTCGGAAATAAAGACCGATAAGGGGGTTTTAAAATACACAGACGTAATTATTACAAATTTCATACCTTTGAGGAAGGAGAACTAAGTTATGGCAATACCATTAGCAATACCAATAGCACTATCAGCAGCGAGCACAATACCGAAGTGGTATCAAGCTTGGAAGCAGAATAATTTAGCAGATAAACTAGAGAAAGACCTAAGCAGACCGGATTTCGAAATACCAGAGAGTGAGAAACGAGCATTAGAGAGTGCAAAGGTGCAGTCGGGCATGACACGTTTACCGGGGCAAAGCGGAATAGAGGGGAGACTTGACCAAGAAACGGCTAATAAGCTGAACACCATCGAAAGAATGGGAATTGGTGGGCCAACGGATATAAATGCAGCATCGACAGCATACGGGCAGCAACAGGAGGGTGAGACTAATTTAGGAATAAAGGCGTCTGATATGTATTTGAGAAATCAAGACGTATTAAGAAGTCAGTTGGATAAGATGGGTGAGTGGGAGTTTAAGGCGTGGAATTGGGATAAGAAATTACCTTACGAGAACAGAGCAGAAGCAATACAAGCATTGAGAGAAGGAAGCATAAGGAACTTGAATACGGCAGCGAGTGAAACAGCCGGGGGATTTGCAAATATCGCACTATCGGAATATATGAGAGGGAAGAATGAAGATATGTGGAAATCGATGTTTGGGGATAAAGGTGAATTAGGTAGCGTAGAAAATCCAATGCAGTTGACAAATTCTCCATATACGCCATCTCCGACATGGGGGGCTGGACAACCAGAACCGCAGGGGGTATTAGGCTCTAATTATAACCTAGCAACACCAGAGAGCAAAGCAATGAATAACCCCTTTATGCCTCAATTAAATCCAATAGATGTTCCAGGTAGTGATTCTCCGAAAAGTTTTGATTTAAGGACAAATGATGGGAATAGTTGGGACAATAAAGGATGGTCTGACTGGGATATTTTTCAAAAGAAACTAAACGTCCAGAAATTCGCGCAGAAGCCTCTTTTTGAGAAATTTACTTACGGAATGAAATAAAATATGGATCCATTAGCAATATCATCAGGACCAAATAGGGGTGAAGCGGCAGTCTTACCGGAAGGTCACTTTTTAGACTTCTCTAAGCAAGTACTAAAACTTGGTGAGATAGATAGGGAGGAGCAGGCAAAAAATGCAGCAGCCATAGGGAAATTAGTGAGTGACGAAGTAAAATCGAAGTGGACATCGGATCAGGTTAATTATTTCCAACCTCAGATGGAGAAAATCAAAACAGAGGCGATAGACTTATTCAAAAAAACTAATGGCAAAATAAACCCGGTACAAGCATTTGAGATGCAGCAGAAGTGGAATAAGCTAAAAGGGGAGGCAGAGGCAGGTAATGCTATGTGGAGTGAGTATGCTAAAATGGCCCAAGAGTTACGAACTAAGCCAGAACAGTACGAGAATGAGCAGTCAAGAGCCAACTTAGATAAGGTACTAAATCCAACTAAATATCCCGAGATAAAAAAAGAGATAGACGAGCAATACGGAGGTAACATAGGAGTATGGAGAACAGAGAATATTGATAAGTACGGACTAGAAAAATCACTTACGCAAGACCAATACATAGCAGAAACGAGTAAGGACGAGAAGCCAAGTAAGGGCGAACTGAGGGATAATAAGGGTAAAATAATTTACGGCAAACATCCGGCAACAGGGCAGACTTATTACACATCATTAACCACATACACGCCAAATCAACTTGATAGACTTGCCCAAAATGCCCTTAATGATAATTCATGGAAAGGCATGAAATCAAAGAAATTGGCAATAGAGGATTTGAACAGTCAAGTTGATATTGATAGCGAGGGCAAAATATCCTTTAAAGAAGGTATCAATCCAGTATTAAAAGGTTTTATATTAGAGGAGAAATTAACAGGCGTATCAGATGCAGAAAAGATAAAAAAGCTAACTAAAGCATACTACAAGGCGCAATATCTGAATAAGGTTCAAACAAAAGAAGATTTAAGGGAACTTGCATTTCCTCCAAAGGGAGATGGTAGTGGTAGTGGTAGTGGAAAACCGGAAGATTATAATTGGTCAATTGGCACTAAGACACAAGAAGTAACGCCACAAGAGAGTGAAGCATCGGCAAAAGCAAGAGCAGATAAGTATTATAAAGGAAATATTGAAGAGGCAAAGGCCGCAAGCAAGGAATACGCAAAGCAGCATCAAGCCAAACTCCAGGCGATGTATGGCAAAGAGAATTCTTACATAGCATTTCAAGCTAAAGGGGGAAAAGACAACCCAATAATAACGTATACACAACCGGGCACAATTGGAGAATCTGCACAATACAGAACAAATGGATTTGTAAAAAAAGGTGGAGAGTGGAAATTCGTAGGAACGCAAGCAATGGATAAAGAGAAGATGGATGCGTTAATGGCGGGATTTTACGCGTTAAGTGAGGAAGAGAAAAAGAAACCAGAGAACAAGCCAAAATTCAATTTTGAGCCCCAAGAGTTTGAGATTACACTTGAAGTAGCGGCAGCGCATGGCTTTCATGGGCAGAATGCAGTACAGAACATGAAGAATTGGTTGGAAAGTAAAATTAAGCCTGGGCAGGTCAGTAATACATTGGTAAAAGGTAACGTAAGATAATTATGCCGGACAAAATAGAAAAAATACTACAAGATTATATAGCCACAGCAAATAGCGGTAAATATAATAGTTGGGATGAGGTTAATTCTAAGTTTCCTGAGTTAAAAGGGTACGATGCCAGCGTTCTCCAAGACTATGTAACAACAGCCAATAGCGGCAAATACAAAACGATAGAGGATGTAAATGCTAAATTCCCTGAATTATTTAAAAAAAAAAGTTCAAATGGAGCTTCCGTTGTTTCGAAGCCAGAATTACAATCACCTTCGAAAGAGCCTAAGACAGTACAACCGGAGGGGACAGAAGAGTGGAATACGATTGCTCCAGAGAGTAGAGAAAATTTAAGACCTGACGGCACAAAAAAAGGTAAGGGGTTTTTGGGCGAATTACCAATGCAAGATGGTAGTGGTAAAAAAGCCACTGAATTAAGTATAGGTATTGAAATTGATGGTAAAGAAACATTGATACCAACAATAGTTCCAACTTTAACAGACGAGGAAAGGCAATTTCTTTTAAAAGGTGGGAATGTCTTGGATAAAAAAAACCCAATGGCAAATGCAATAGTTGACAAGGCTGTTGCCCACGCAAAAGAAAGAATATCAACCGGCAAAACCCCATTTGCAGAAGAAGAAAACCCATTTAAAAGCAATGAGAAGGTACCTGTTGATAGCCCATTTTCACCAGATTACAAACCTAAGCCAGTAGCTATACCTATTGATGATGCTTTTCAATATACCAACAAAGAGTTGGCTAACAAGTTGGAGGGCATGAATGAGAGGATGAGGAAATCAAAACTTACTTCAAATGATAAGCAGTATGGCACATTAACATCAATGTTAGACCCAGAGCCACTCTCACCACTTTTTACTCCTTCCGGAATAGATAAAGAGGGTCTTAAAGATAGATATAAAGCTAATGGTATTTATGACTTAAAAGATAAGTTCAGTCCCAAAGCTATACAAGGTAGTGAGGAGGATGTATTCAACTACTTAGAAAACAGGCCAAATCTTGCTCGACAATTAAAAATAAAAGACAAATTATCAGAGCAAGAGCAATTCAGTATAATTTACAAGTCACAAGAAAATAAAATACAATCCTTAGAACAGGATATGGAAATCTTACGCAAGAGAAGCGGAGAAGTAATTGGGACGTATGAAAAGACAGCCAAAGAACTTAACAAGGCGGCAGAGAATGTGGGTGTAGTAAGGCGAGATTTTACAAATGCACAGGCTAAGTTGCTTTCCGAAAAAGGATATCATCAGGCTTCGGCAACGATTAAACAAATATCGTTAGATATTGAAAAACTAAAAGATTATGCTAAATCAACGGAAAGTGAAATACAAAATATAAAGAGTAATGCGGATCGCATAAATATTTACTTACAACCATACAACCGTTTAATAGTACAAGACAGATTTACTGGAGATGAGGCGCAGTATAGGGAGTATCTTAGTTTGCATGAGCAGCTAAAAGGGTTGAATCAGAAATATAATTCTATTGTAGAAAATCCTGAATATAAAAAATATGCGGCATTAGCAGACTCATATAATGTTGCAGTAGAAACCGCAAATAGTATATTAGCAAAATACCCCAACATAAACGAGAAATACAACAGTTATAAGCAGTCATTCGATAAGTACAATACAATATTAGCACAGGCCGAACAACTAAAAGCAAATCCGGACGTACAACAGTATTATAAAACAGGCAGCGAATTACAAGGCATAGCCAAAAAACTATCCGATTCAGAATTGGCGTTGCCGTCATTGAAAGAGATTAAATTTAACAATGATTTGTGGCAAAAAAGATTTACCTCTATGCCAGTACTATCGCCAGCACTATCTGGTATAGTTTCGTTTGGCAATGCGGTCACGGATTTAGGGGCTAATTTAACCAGTGGGTTTGTTAATGCTGTGGGAGGACTAACAGAAGCAACGATAGAGGGCAGGGATAAATATACTCCAAGACAATATGATAAATTGGCATTATTCTTTGAGGATGTATTTGCTGCACCATTTATAAGGCCAGAAAAATCATTAGTTGACCAACAGGGGAACTTCACGCCTTCGTTTTCAGGGGCAGCTAACGATGTAGCTTCGCAGATTCCTTTATTTGTATTCTTAGCAATGACATCAGGAACCGGAGCCGTATTGGGGCAAGAAGCAAAAGGAATTGCAGGTAAACTTATAAGTAAACAGGCACTTAATTTAACGGTACAGGGTGCGCTTGCTTCGTATTCCGGTTATTATAAACTAGCACAAGAGAAAGGGTTAGAAGGGACAGAGGCGCATACTTACGCAGCACAAATGTCATTTTTCGAAGGCGCATCGGAATTAATAAGCCCTAACAGAAAAATACTTTTCAAAGAGTTTAGCCCTAAATTACTGGATGACTATGTTCAAGTATTAGCAAAAAAACAAGGGGTTGGCGCAGCAATAAAAGAGGGATTAAAAACATATAGTGAAGATTTTTTAAAGGAGAACTTTGAGGAATGGGCAAATATGGGCGCACAGATGATGGTTGATTTTAGTCATGGGCTAAAAGCAGAACCACCAACTGTTGGGCAGATACTTCAAACAGCAATATCAATGGCACCGCTAATAGGCGGAAGTGGTTATAGTGGATATAAGAATGCAAGGCAAGAGCAGCAAATCGCAGTATATAAGATGGCAAATGACCCTGAAAATGCCAAATTACAATTAGATGCTGCATTTGAGAGAGGAGATATAACACAAGAGGATCACGATGCTATAATAAATGACATGGCAAAGTTGGTTGTAAAGCTAGGGGGTGTACCATCAGAACTGTCAGATATTAAAAAAATAATGATTTCAAACAATCTTATGGCAATTGAAGATGCACAAACAACAATTGCGGGAGAAAACATTGATCCTTCTATTAAAGCGAGTTATGAGGCGCAAATAAAGGAGTGGCAGAATAACATAAAAAAGATAATGGTTGCTCCAATAGGGGAATTAGAGAAGGAGTTTGCAACAAAATATGGATATACAGAACCAGAAATACCGAAAGTTGAACCGATTGAACCCAAAATAGAACCAGTTGAAGCACCCAAAATTGAACCCAAAATAGAACCGGTAGAGCCCAAAGTAGAGCCATTAGCAGAAGAAGTAATTCCGATTGGCACAAAACTATCAGATGCGATAGAAACGCCTCCCGAGATGAGTATTAAAGGTGAAAAGGGTGTAATAAAAGTTGATGAAGGAGGAAAGGTAGAATTTGTAACAGAAACAACTTCACACGAGTTGGGGAACATTGAAGAAATCAAGAACAAGAGTTTAAGCGAGTTGGGGGTAGAAGAAATAAAACCACTTGACATTGAAGTTGCCGAAGATTACAGCATCACGATTGATGGGAATAAATACGTAAATAATTTCTCTGATCCGATGGCAGCTGTCAACCATGATAAATCGGGTAATGTTATTTCGATAAATCTAGAAACGGAGGATGGAAAAAAAAGGACAATACGAGGGGATAGAGCGGAGCAGGTAGCATATAATTACACACTATTAAATTTTGAAAACAATGCAACAGAAGAGCAAATCCGAGCAGCCACAGAAGAGGCAGGAACAATTGAGCCAGTTGAAGGAAAAGTTGAAAAAGTTGAGCCCAAAACAGAAGAGGGAGTTGCTCCAGAAACACCTAAGCCAGTCGAGCCAAAGTCAGAAGTAAAAGCGGGAGAGCCGCAAGTAAAGCCACCCGCCACAGAAGGTAGTGGTGTAGGGGGAGGGGTAGAGCAATCCACCGCCCCAGAAGCAAAGGATAAGGTAGTAGGTAGTGAAACACCTGATGCGCTGAAAAATGTAGAGGATGAAAAAGAAAGAACTGTAACTCCAGTCAGCAAAGGCAATAAAAACACACTAGAGATTGAAGGATATGGATCAATTCTAACAAGTGGATTTATAAACAGACTTGTTGAAGCTGGCCGATTACCAAATGAGGCACTAAAAACTAGGCACATACAATTAACAAAAGAGTATGCTACTAAACTTTTGAATGAAAACTCCGACTTGTTTACGCAAGAACCGCCAAAACCTAAACCCACACTAAGGCAAAATACAGCAAAGAAATACAATAAGATACCCGTTGAAAGTGTAAGAACAGAGATAATGAAGTACTTCGCTTCCGGGTATTTCCTAGATGCCGAAGAAACACAGAGGAGAACAGGACTTCCGGCAAAAGATTTGATTGGCTTCATAAAAAAGGGAGCATATAGCTACCATGATCTTGCAGAATCTATTGGAGGAGAGTTGGGTCGGGATGTTAATGGGAAAGAGTTCGATGACCTTGTTACTGACATTATATCCATGGGCAAGGGGCAAATCTATAATGAACTTAATGCTCTTATTGATAGGCAAAACGGGGTTGATGACAGAATATCTCCAGAAGATGAATTAGCGGATGAAGAAAAAAATGTTATCCAAGGAGATTTAGATGGAGAATTATCGCTAGAAGAGCAGGAGTCATTGGATAATGTAATAGCAAAATATACAGAGAACGGAATTACAAACTGGGCACAGATTGAAAAAGATATTGATGGATTTGTCCCCGAAATAATTGAATTAACAACTAAAGCACATGACAGACTTAAACAAATCACCGAAGAAAACCTCCGAGAAGGTAAAAAGCCAAAAGAGGGAAAAGCTAATGAGAATGATATTGCTAAACCAAAAGTCAAAGAACCAACCAAAGCCGAAAAGCCAACAATAGCAACAGAGGCTATAGATCTAGAAAATATCGCTTTCGAGCCAAAAACACCATATCAGACAGGCTTGGAACTGGGTGGAGAAGGTAAGAGTGATGCTCGCAAGGAGTATGAGGCAAAGATTAGCGAGGCTAAAAACAATATTCGGGAGGCGCAGCAGAGGTTAGATACGGAAAGGGAGAAGTTAGTAAGGAGGGGTGCAAGTAAAGAGAAAATTGCAGAGGCACTTGCTATATTTGAGAAGGGAGTTGTAGAGTACACTAAAATATATCAAGATTTAATTAGTGCAAAAAAAGCGAAGAATGTTGCTGACTTTGAAAAAAAGCAAAATACATTATTTGAGCCCGGTAAGGAGTATAATTCAGATGCCCAACAGAATCCAGGCAAGTTCGACAAGACAGAAGGGTATGCAGCGAGTAGTGAGACATTTATTGGCACAGAGATAATAAATCTTGGAGTTAATTTCATGGGGAATGAAATGACCGGACCCGCTAAAATAAAATCGCCAGCCGATATTGCATACATCTTTAGGCATCTTGAAAATGAAAAGAGCGAAAATGCGTTTGCCGTATTCGAAAAGGGAGGGAAGTACCAAGTTCTATACATAGGCACAGGAGGGACATCTGCTACAGTTGTGGATGCGAAAAAAATAGTAGCAGCAGCGAAAGATTATGGGGCAGAAAGAGTAACATTCATACATAACCACCCAAGCGGAAATTTAAGTGCATCGCCACAAGATAAAATCTTGTTTAGAAATGTAAAGGAATTATTAGAAGAGCTTGATATAGCATTGATGGATGGTATTATAATTGACATTGATAAAGGGCTATTTGCAACATTTGACGATCAAATATCGTGGGGTGCGATAGACAGGCCGACATCCGTTGAAAAAGAAAGAGCGATAGAAATACATCATTTCGGGAAAAACAAATACTACCAACCAGAATCAGAGAGAACACAAGTTGTTTCTTCACATAGTGTCGGAGTGTATCTAAGCAAGCAGAAGAGGGGCACTACGCCAAAGATACAGGCGATAATTCTGAATAGAGCGAATATTGTAACAAAGTCCTTGATGTACGATGAGACAATCGACATGGAGCAACTTAAAAAGGAGTTGATTTATGAGGTTGCCAAGTATGGAGAATCTTTAATATTAGCATCAAACAATAAGTTAACAACAGAGTTTATTGCTGATTTAAAGAGAGTGTTAAATAAGCAGAATACTAATATTCTCGATGTAGTTGATATAAAACAAGACGAGAGTATATTACAATCAATGAAGAGTTGGGCAGATGAGGGCAAGTTAGGGGAGCCGGAGGTGCCATACGGATCGGAGGGGATAAGATTAAGATCAATACTTAACAACATTGGATTAAGTGAGAGGGGATGGAGCAGTAGTGACAATTCTCAGTTGGGGGAGAGGATAAATAAGGAGCTGAAAAGAGTAGGATTAGACTACAAATATAAAGCAGCATGGTACAACTATACTAAGTCATGGCATATTGTTAATAAGGTAACGGGAAATCACGTAAATCCTGTATCGGTTAAAGAGCCTCCAGTTGAATATGGTAAACCAATTCCTCCCGAAGCACTTGCAAAAGCATCAGAAGTTTTAAAAAAACTATTTGACAAAGGCACTAAAAATTTTGATGATGTAATCAATTATTTATCGACACACTTAGGCGAGGAAAAACTTACAACTCCTACTAAATACGGACCGACATTTATAGATTTCTTAAAAACGGCATATATTACTGCATGGGCGCAATCATCAGATGCAGACGAATTAACATCACCACAAGAAGTAAAAAATTATGAAAGACGAGAAAAAACAACTACAGGACAGCGACTTGGAAATGGAAATGGGATTGGATCCAGACCAGCCGGCACTCCAGCAACTGGAGGAGTTAGCAATGACAAACGACCAAGCCTTCGAGTTATTGACCAAGAAAATTTACCCAAACCGGGAGATCATGTCAATATTGGACAATACGATATAGACGAAAATCAAAGGTTAGCGGTAAATTTAGCGGTTGAGGCGTTTACGAGCGATAAGAAAGGTTTTATGCTTGCCGATGGCACAGGAGTAGGAAAAACAAGAATAGAGCTTGTAGCGGCAGAGGAATGGCGTAAAAAAAGCAATAAACCAGTACTGATAGTTACAAAAAACAAACAAATCATAGCCGGTAGTTTTACGGCAGATGCGAAATCGTTGGGTATTAACTTGGACAACTTTGTAATGGCGACATATACAGGTTTAGATAAAATACCTAAACAAGAGTATGGTTTGGTGATCTTTGACGAAGCTCATGAAATAAAAAATGCAACCAGCCAAAAGAGTATTGAGGCGGGGAATATCAAATCGGATCACATAATGTTTGCGACAGCGACCCCGATGGATAGGCCAACTGGATCGGCATACTTTATTTCTAAAATGAGTAATAGACCACTCGAAGAGGTAGAGGCGGAGATGGGATTTTACACGAAAGTAGAGGTAGATAAATATGGTAATGAGAAAAAAGGTGTATATCCTTTAAAAGGTTTCAACTGGGGAAAAATATTCGATAACATCATTAAAATAAGAAAAGAGGCAATAAAGAATGGGCAGATGATAAGGAGGGAGTATCCTTTCTTTGGTACCATAACCTCGGATAATGTATTATTGGGGGAATCTTTCAATATAGGTCACCAAAGGATAGATGACTACTGGCAGGAAAGAATTGATGCGGCAAGGAGTCCACAAGCTAAAAAGAATCTTGCAGGACAGAGAATTGGCGAATTATCAAGACATACGGAATCGGGGAAAATTGATATAGCCTATAAGCTATTAAAGAAAGATTTAGCAGAAGGGCGAAGTGTAATACTGATAGCAGAAGGGGTAAATGATAGCGAAATAAAAGGACTTGATGGGCAAGTAGTAAAAGGTCTATTGAGTGAGGTGGCAAAAAGGTTAACAGCAGAGGGGATAGATTTCGCAAAGATATTTGGACCTGGAGATAAAGGAGGTGAAGTAACTAGGTTTCAAAATGGAGGAGTGCGGGTAGCTTTAGCAACACCACAGAGCGGGGGAACGGGAGTAAATCTTGATGACATAGTTGGTGACAAGCCAAGAACAATGCTTGTAACGACAGCAAATTATGCAGGAGACCAAGTGGACCAGATATTCGGAAGAGTAAGCAGACGAAATACAGCTAGTCCGGCAAAGATTCAGATGTTATTTTCTCCTGAAAGTTTAAGTGATGAGAGGAGAAGGCAAATATTTGAAACTAAAGCAAAAGTATTAAGAAGGATACAGGCCGGAGAGGATCCCGACTTGGCAATGTTATACGAACAGACAGAAGGAGGAATAGGCGAGGATGGGCAACTAGCGGCAGATGCAGCTTCAAACAGCAGAACAATTGATGAGATAGTTAAAGCTACAGGGGAGAAGGCTGATTCGTTTTTATTCCACGATAGGGTAAAGAAGATATTAGAAAAATTAGGGGTGCCGGTTGCGGAAAAATTATTAAGCAAGCGATATTTAGGATTATTTAAGCACAGAGAGAAAAAGATTAGAGTACAAGGGCTGTTTGACATATTTGTTGCATCACACGAGGCGGCACACTGGATAAGTAGGGAGTTTGGAATTGGGTTGCGAATAAGAGCAGATAAAAACGGCACAAAGGACTTACGCAAAATGCTTACGGACATATACGTTGAGTTTTACCCAAGAGCAAGGAGATCTCATAGCCTTGAAAAAAGGGTAGAAGAGGGTATTGCGGTTTTGCTTGAAAATTACTTGTATGATCCAACGGGTATTCATGGGAAGTATGGGTTACTTGTAGATTCTTTTTTAAAGCCAACAGGGGAATATTATCATCCTAAGTTCAGCGAATTATTGGGAGAAATGAATAAGTTAATCAAAGACTATTCAAATCTAACACCAGAGCAGAAAATAGGAACAAGAATTGTTTCCGGAGATGTAGTTAAAGATCAGGAGGGCTTAGGGATTGCAAATAAACTGATAACACAAATTGTATCCTCAGCAGCACCTTTAACAATTATTGATGAAATGGCAGGAGCCAAATATAGCGATCAATCAGAGGTTGCATATATTAGATGGTTAGATAGGAGTAAAATTGTAACCAACTGGGTACAAGGAAAGACTCATGCTATGTCGGTGGATAAGCGAGGCAATTGGTTCCCTATAAAAGCGAGTGTGGAGCAGTATCTAAGGACATTCAAAACCGATGAAGAGCGAACTAATTTTGAAGAATTTTTAGTGGCAAGAAGAGCCGTGGGAGATGTGAACTATCTTCATGAATTAGAGAATGAACTAGCGGAAGTAATCAATAAAATAATCGAAAGGGAACAAGACCTTGATGAAGTGGATAGAAAAGGTCCTACAGGGGCAGAAAAAGCACTTATCAAACAACTAGCAGAGCAGGTAGAGAGGCAGAGGAGCATAATAGCAAATGACAAATTTGACTTACAGACGGTGACAGATGTAGTTAACAAGTTTGAGGGGAAATTTACGAAAGCAACAGAAATTTATGACAGAATCAATAACGCACTTGTAGATTTCGCTTATACTAAAAATCTATTATCAGCACAGCAAGCGCAGGATTATAAGTCAAATAAAACCTATGCAAGATTTATGCGCATGGTAATGGATGATTTAATGACCGACCTCCCGCAAGGAACAAATAGTCAAGCTAAGGTAAGGGTATTTATGGGGCGTAAAGGAAGTGATTTGGCGGTAGTAAGCCCAATTTACGGACAAATTCTCGCGATAAATGAAGTAATAAGTAAAGGACTGCAGAACGATATATGGTTAAGAGTAGCAGATTTATCGTCAACCAATCCCGAGATAGCAAGACTGTTTGAGCATATGCCAACGGTAAGGGCAGTTGATGATACAGGCAAAGTAACATATCCGCAAACAAACAAGCCAAATCATATTATGGTGTGGCGTGATGGCGTAAGAGAGTTTTATTTAGCTTCGCCAGAATTAATTGGCGTTGCCGAAAGTTTAACACCTCAGCAATTTGATACAGCAGCAACAATGCTAAGATATGCCTCCGGGGTATTCACACGATTCACTACAACTGCTTTCCCTATATTTCCTTTAATAAACGTACCAGTTGACACGGTAAGTGCATTGATGAACACTAAAACGGGATTTAGGCCGGGTTGGGATCAATTAAAAGCACTTAAACACATTGGTATATACATGGCAGATTATATCAAACATGCGGAGACGGTTACAAAATGGTGGAATAAGATTGCCAAAACAAAAATTAAAGACCTGCAAGAGGAGGATATGAAGTTATTTGACAAATATCTTGCACTCGGAGGGCATGGGCACACACAAGCAAGTTTTTATAACTTAATGCCAGAAGAAGCAATAGTTGTAGCAAAAGGTGGTACTAAAATTAAAAAGGCGATTGATATTTTAGAGATACCATTATCAATAATGGAATTACCCACAAATATCAGTGAGTGGATGACAAGGTTTGCAGAATTTAGTCGAGCAAAAAAACTTGGATATAATGATGATACAGCGATGTATATGGCTTCGCAAGTTACAGTTGCATTCCAACAAACAGGGGCTATGGGAGGACCAGTAGGTAGAGCATGGGTTAAATCTATGCCATATTTCTCCGCTGCAATTCAAGTACTCGCCAAACTACTAAGATCAACTAAAGACCAACCGGAAAGAGTGGGATTGGTTGTAGCAGCATTACTAAGCATTGGATTATCATTAATGATGTTACTGATGGAGTATGGAGATGATGACGACAAAGACTTATTGTCAAATCAAGAGCCAGCAGATCTTGCAAGGTGGCTTTATTTCCCCAATTTCCTTGTAGGAGGAAAAGGTTTTACCAGAATAAGAATACCTGAGCAGGTTGGATCGATAAATGCAATGGCAATGATGGCAATATTATCGTTTTATGATCCAAAGAGGAACATAAAATACAGCTTTAATGATTATGTGAAAGCGGGAACGGTATCTATACCACAGCAATTTAACGTAACACAGCCTGCACAAATGTTTACTTCATGGTTGCCACAGTTAGTAAGACCTGGTGCAGAAACGCTATATGGAATTAAATCATATCCAGAGATGATGCCAATAGTGCCGATGGGATTGTCACATAAAGAATCACAATATCAGTACACAGAATACACCTCGAAGGTTGCAAAATCGGCAGGACAGATGATGGGTGTTTCGCCAATGAAGTTAGACTACTTTATTAAAGCCCAATTTGGACGAACAATACCATATTTTATACCGGGGTTTAAGAACAGAGAAGTACACAACCCTCTTGAAATCGACTATGAAGATTATAAACTGAGAGGAAGAGTATTCAATAACTTTCACGAGATGTACAGAAACGTAAGTGCGCAGAATTCGAGTTTAAAAGAGAAGAAAGCCGAAGGCATGAAGTTGGATGAGTATATAAAGATAAAAGCAAATTTCAAGGCGTTAGATGCGCTGAAAGATATTCTAACGGATGTAAGAAGGAAAGATTCTATCCCATTGGATGCTGCTAAGTTGATATTTAAAGTGGTTAATGATGTAACGAACAGTCAAAACCCATACGAGTTGACTCCGGATATAGTAAATTTAAAAAGACAAGTTGATATATTCTTAGGTAAATAAGGGATAGCGACAATAATTATTTTTATCAAAACAAGTAAATTATATTTGAACATTAAATAACAAAACAATGGCAGTAGTAGCAGTATTAGGAATGAATGTTTATGCGATTAATGGCGGTGTTGAAAATCCAGCGGTAACAGTAGGCATCCCTGTAGAAAGAATTCAAACGGTAGGAGTTCCAAAAAGAGGAGCGACAGCAGGTACGCAAGTATGGGTAGGTAAACACAAGCCATCGAACTATGATAGTCTTTACTCAGAAGTAGCGGTAAGTAGCGACATGAGTTCAGATGCAACGTATTACTATTCGGTAAACACAGTTGCAGAGATATTAACTGCGATAAACGGTTAATAAATCGCTTAACGAATTTTAAAAGCCTCAATGATAGGGGCTTTTATTATTTTTTGACGTGACCACTTGTATATATGAAAACGGTTGATATATATTTGATGAAAGATTTGTCACAAAAAATGTGACTCACCAAGCGAAGCTATGAATGATCTATTAGATATTAACGATAAAAAGTGGTTAGGAGAATTCGGTACCATACTAACTAATACTGGAATTAAGGTGAGGCATAATGCAGGGATGTGCAGTTGTTTTACAGTTAGATTGATTTCAATCATTAAGTATTGGAATAAGTTTAACAAGCTGCCAATGGTTGATAGTTCTGAACAGCTTTATTACTACAAGGACGAATCGGGTGCTGATTTAATGCCACGATATTTTGGAGAGTATAATGAAAGGGGAGATTTGCCGCAAAGGATAGAAATTAACGAGGATTACATGGATATTCAATGGCTACCGTACAGGGCATTCAACTTTGATTCATTGAACTATCTCATTAAAAAATACTTCATGCCCACCAAAGAAGTAAAGGACTTGGTGGAAATGTTTATTGATAAATATGATTTGAGAGAAAATATTTGCACAGTATTTTACAGAGGAAACGATAAGTATCTTGAAACTAAAATTGCATCACATCAGGAATTTATCGACAAGGCTAAGGAAATAAAAGGAGTAAGATATTTAGTGCAAACAGATGAATTAGAGTTTTTACAAGCATTTAGAGAAGAGTTCCCGAATGCTCTTTTCATCGTAGAGACGACCGCATTAAGTAAATTTAATGGTTCAGTTCAATTTGTTTTGCCTAAGAATGAAAGGCCGGCACACGGCATAAACTTTTTAGCGGCACTGATTGTTCATTCGCGATCACAACATCTGATTACTCATTCAGGTAATTGCGGGTTATGGAGCGTACTTTACAGAGGGCACGGTAGAAATATTCACCAATATTGCAATGGACAATGGATTTAAAGAACGTAACATTAGTATTATTTGTCCCTGACGACAATCAAGAGAGAGTAAATAGGGCTTCATTGATAGTTGAAAAGCTAATTGAAAATATAAATTTTGGAGGAGTAAGGATAGTTTCACACTTAAAGCCAGACAGGTGTCGAACATATTGGGACAAGATTCCATTTCAAACCTATTACGAGTCTCAAATATATCAAGCTACAGAACTGCACAATCATTTTGATACGGAGTTTATGATGCACTGTGAAACGGATGGTTATCCGGTAAACTTTCATTTGTGGAAACCAAAGTTTTTAAAGTACGATTATATTGGAGCACCATGGCCGGTACATTTTCGGCATTCTGACATCAATAGAGTTGGCAATGGGGGCTGCAGTATTCAGAGTAAGAGATTGCGGTTGTTTTTAAATAAGTACAAAGATTACTACAAGCCAGACATAAATTCTGATAATTTCATTTGCCACTGTATGTATTCATTTGCGATTAAAGAGGGATTGACATTCGCTCCGGTAAAGACAGCACTGGAGTTTAGTTTTGAACAGAACATAGAGGAATACCCAAACTGGCAGCCAAGTCAGAGTTTTGCATTTCACGGTAAATTCGGATATTTTAAAGAATACTTAACGATATGAAAAAACTATTATTTACAGCCCTATTGCTGATTAGTACATTAGGGCACACTCAAAATCTACTGGGATGGTCCAGGATAGAAATTAGGCAAGAATTGACAAAATAAGGCCATGCGATTACCGAAAATCAACTTGATGATCATAGCGGCTATTATCTTTTTGCAGAATCACTTTACACAATAAAATGTTACTACTTTGATAATGGCAATGTGTGTAATTTGTACATCCTTATAACGAAAAATATGACCTATACGGAAGTTGAACGGATACTCATAAGTAATGAATACTATGAAAGAAATGGGATATATTTTAAAGGAGGGAATAGGGCAAAGATAAGATACAATGAAGATTTGAAAAGTTGGCTAATAGAATTCACAAGAATAGATTAATATGGAAATAGCAGTACGACATAGTGCAAACGCAGGAGACATAATTTACAGTCTTTGGGCGGCAGAAAAACTTGCAGAAATAACGAATGAGCAAGTAACATTCTATCAAAGGTTAGATGTCCCCGCATTTTATTATGAGGGAGCAATTCATCCAACAAGGTCACGAAAAGGCATCCAGGTTACAATGAATGAAAGTATGTTTGAAATGATGTATCCACTTGTAAAGAGTTGTGATTTCATCAAAGATTTCAAGATATGGGGAGGTGAGAGGGCTATGAACTTTGATAGGATCCGAGAGATAAAGATGAACCAAGCATTTACCGATATAAGAATGTGGTATGGTATGGTATTCCCGGAATTAACTTGCGATATAAGTTCAAGGGTATTGAGTGTTGGAGTAAAAGTTCCCCTTGATGTAAGCGATGCTATAATTGTAAATAAGACAGCACGATATGGCAATCCTAATATAAGTTATGACTTTTTAAATAAAGTAAAAAGGGAGATATATTTTGCAGGAGCATTAGAGGAGTATTCCGATTTCCAAACAAAAATTGTTAAAGCAAAATATTTACCGGTTAAAAACTTCTACGAGCTTGCCATTTACATTCAAAACTGCAAGATGTTCATTGGTAGCCAGTCGATGTGTTTTGCGATAGCAGAGGGCTTAAAAAAGCAAAATAGGCTATTGGAGATTTGTCCAAATGTACCAAATGTTGTTCCGGTGGGTCCAAAGGCATATTCAATTTATTTACAACAGTCATTTGAGGATACCGTAAATTCAATACGATGATATTCTTCATGTATTACGGAATTTTGGCATTTGTATATTTATTGTTGTTGGCTGCGATTAAACTTTATAAGGTGTCACGTCAGTTTATATCTGAGCGCAAGATGTGTTTAAACAGCATAAAATCTATAAAATATATGAAAGGGGAATACAATGTGGCATAATAGGGGATTGATGGTAGAGGATTATATTGCTAACGACATGGACTGTCCAAGTATAGCGAAGAAATGGGGAGTAACTATAAAGGAGGTCGTAAGTTATATTGAGATGTACTATGGGAGAAAGATGTGTCAGAGCGGGGAAATGGCATTGAAGAAGTCAAGAGACGAGAACAATGTATATCGAATGGCGGAGAAGGTTGAGACATTAAAGGAGTGGGATTATAAGATGAAAAAGTTATTTGTGCAGGTAAAGGTTTCAAACAGGAAAGAAACTATGTCGGAGATAGCAAAAAACATTGGAGTAAGTAGGTCGTATATGTACGAATTATTAGAATGAGAACAATTTGGACTATGAGAATATTGATAGGATGCGAAGAAAGTCAAACGGTTACTAAAGCATTTAGAGCATTAGGACACGAAGCATATAGTAATGACTTGAAAGAATGTAGCGGTGGGCATCCTGAGTGGCAAAATGATTGGGATTTTATAGGACTTCATCCGGTATGCACAAAAATAACTTTAAGCGGAAATAGACACTATGCACCTGGAAAGCCTAAACATTTTGAAAGGACTGAAGCAGTTGAATGGACTATTGCACTCAAATACTTGAAGGGCTTGAAATCGAGCAGATAAAAACTTGCTGGATATGTCCAAGTATGGCTTATAACAAAATAAAAAACAAATGTCAAAAACAAAAATTTTCTTCGACACGGAGTTTACAGGACTTCATCAAGGCACAACACTAATTTCATTAGGTGCTATTTCGGAATGTGGTAAAACATTCTATGCTGAATTTACAGACTATGCAATTACCCAAGTGGATGATTGGTTAAAAGAAAATGTAATTGCAAAACTAAACCACCCTAAAGGTGATGTAAGCGATTGTATAGTAACCGAAGATAGACCAAATGATATGTTGGTTTATGGAACTACCAAAGAAATTAAAACCTATTTAGAAAAATGGCTTTCACAATTTGAAGCAGTAGAAAT